GAGAGTCGAGCCTCTGACATACTCCCTTGGTATTAGGACTTCCAAGGAACTGTATGACGATGACAAGTATGGCCTTGTCGGGAAGAAAGGTCCGACGTTACTGGCACGGTCTGCGGCGTTTACCAAAGAGATGATTGCGTGGAATGTGTTTAACCAAGGCTTCACGTCCTCGGTTACTACATTCGATGGTAATCCTCTCTTTTACAATGCTCATGCTCTGCTCGGTGGCGCACAGGCTACAGCGATTGGTCCAGGATTGGCTGGCGTTATTTCTGCGCCGGGAACTTATCCTAACCGGCCTGTTGTAGATGTGGATTTCTCAGTAGCAGGTCTTCAGCTTGCTACTAACCACGCTGCCCGCATGGTAGATAACATGGGCTTCCCGATTCGGCTCAAGTGGCAACATCTTATTACTCCTCCTGAACTTCGGTTCTTGGTTCGAGAGATTCTTGGTTCTCCGGGTAAGCCCTATACAGGGGATAACACGATTAATTCTCTGTTGCCCGAAGATTACAAGAATCTCGAAGTTCCTTGGCTTAACTCGCCGTCTGCTTGGTTCTTGGTTGCAGAAAAAGCAGATCACGCGCTGCAAGTGATCAATCGTGAAGCTCCTACAACGGATTTTGACGATGACTTCGACACTGATGCTATCAAGCAGAAGACTCGTATGCGCGTTGCTGCTTGGTGCCCTCGGTGGCAGGGTGTGTGGGGAACTCAGGGACCGTAGGATTACAGCAATTCATCGCTGTGATAGTAGAGGGGGGAATTGATCCTGCTCCGTTCCCCCTGATACTTTGAGGATTCAAAATGAGCTTCTTCGCACAGACCGGATTACGGCACACACATCTTACAGGTCCGTGGCATTATTGTGATCGGTGTGATAAGAAAGTAAAGATCGCACTAATGAAATGGGAACGTGGACTTCTTCTTGGGCCTGAGTGTCAGGATTCTCATGGCATTCCAGGACTTCTTGGTGAACGGGACATTAGAATCGCGCAGGTACTCACTGATGGAAAAGAAGAACTCGTACCTGTAGAGAAACTTCGTAATCCAGACTTTGCAGAAGAAGTTGAAGATTTTCTGGTCTAAGGCGCCAAGGCGCTAGAGGGAGATTGAATGAGCATTACGGATGGAAAATGGGAGCAAGGCACTCCCTCGACTGATTTGCAAATTTTTGTAGATGCTTTTTGGTTTACAGATGTTGCAGGTCTGGCTACCGCTGCAACTGCGGGACCGGGTTTGTTTACTAGGCACGTACCTGCCACGGATGCTAGTACATTTTTTGCTAATCTTAGTTTGTTTCTGAGAACTGGTCAGTATGCTTCTGCTATTGACCAAGAGCAGTTTGGTACAGCCGCAGGAGTTGCTGGGCCTACAACTGTAGCGAATACCAGCGGTCCACTGGCTCTATCGCCAGGAATTCCGCCGATTCTTGCTGCTAACTTGGCAACGCTTGGAAATATACAACGTGGACCAATTCCTAAGGGTATGCAGATTAACTCGATTGATGTTATCTATACTGTCGCAGGCTTGGCAGCAGCGGTAGCAACAGTCGGACTGACTACTACAGCTTTTGCTAATGCAACGGCTCCGGTTGTTACTAATCTGATCGCTCTCGGAGCTAATGGTCTTCCAACCGCAATTCAAGCTACTTCTTATGTTAAGAATGTAGCTGTAGCGACACCCGCTATGATCGTTACTGCGGATACCGAAGTGGTTGCTAATGTGAACTTTACTGGCGGAGCTACTGGTACCGTAGACTTTTACGGTGTCGTAGTTCATTGCTCTTTTAACTTCAACTAAGAAAGGAGTACCGAGATGGCGAATGATTTCTCAGGACGTATCTGGAAGATCACAACTGGCGGAACTACTCCTTTTGGCGCAGCGAATGTAAAGGTCAAAGGCGGTTCGTGGACTGGTATGACGGCTGCCGGACAGACATTCATCATTACAGACGAAGCAGGTAGAGCTTATACCTTTACCTCGTCTGGAGTAGACACGCAGATGACATTCTACGAAATGGGTTGGCTCTCTGGACCGCTTACGTTTAGCGGCACTTTTACTGGAGAAATCGACTTGTTTCTGGCAACTAAGTAGGAGTAAGCAATGGGCGCTGTCAAAACAATAGAACTATCGAATGGTAATATCGGACTTGAGATTACCTACGGTGGAAAAGAAGCTCCCTTCGGCGGCGTGGATACGTCTGCGCCGCCGGCTTACATTGATCCGACGTGCTTTACTAACTGTGATGGCTTTATAGTCGTAGACAATAAACTTGTTGCAGCATCATTGAATCCAGTGCAGATTCCAACTTTATGGTCTGGTACTGCCGGAGTCATACTGATTGGATTTGGGAATTTCTATAATCCTAAGTATGGAACTCTGAATTACGCTCTTGGATACACAACCTCCAGTGTAGGTGGCTCCCCGACTGGTGTGGACTATACCTTTTACATGACAGCGTGGGTTCCTGGAAATCCAGCTACTTTTTGGAATGACACGCTTAATTATACCCTTTTTAATAGTCTTACTCCTGCTACTAAAGCTGCTATTACGATGAATTTAGACACTACCAGTTCAACTACTCCTGGTTCTGGAGCGATAGTTAATATCACTGCGATAACTGGTATAGGAACTGACACGACAGGATTGTTTTATCTTCCTGGTGTTATTGACACTCTTACTATCACAGGAGGTACGAATTACACAGTAGATAGTACATACTGGGTTGTGCAAGGGTCTAATGTGACGGCGCAGATAGTTGTTACCGCTATAAGCGGTATTGGGGCTATCACAGGATTTACTCTTGTTCCTGACTCATATACTACTACTTATATAAATAGTTCTAACGTACCCGCTCCTCTTTCAACTGCTGGTTTCAATTATGCTACAGGAGCAGCTACTCTTACATATTCACAACTTAGTAATGTGGTTCTTAAAATAACCGGTCCTGGTGGTACGGCAACTTATACTGTTGTTAGCAATGGTGTCACTTCTGAAGTTCCCTCTCTTCCAGGAGCAGGAGCGCAATTTTTTATTTACTCGATAGTTTCTGGTGGTGTGGTTTATAATGTAGCCCTAAATGTACCTAATACTTCATATACAGGAGCCGTTTGGGAGATAAATTCTACTATCAAAATTCCTTCTCCTTTTACTGCTCCTTATTATCTACCAGGAGGTACTAATTACTCAGTAGGTCAAGTATGGTACATGCAACAGTATTCGTGTAATCCTCAGTACCCTACTAATCCTACACCTTTTGGCGATGGTTCTGCGCAGATTTTGATTACAGGAGTAGGTGCTGGCGGTGCGATAACTGATTACAGAATTATAAATACAGGTTCTAACAATTCTGGTTATACACTCGGCGAGGCTTCAGGTATCTTTAGCGATCCATATAATAACATCTGTGCCTTAACTACACCAGTAGCGTTGAATGTTGTTACTCCAAGTCCTGAAACTATCTTAGATGTAATGGCCGCGGATATAAATGGTCTTAATACATATCCTGCTGACCAGAATGTGACGGCGACTGTTAACATTAGTGCTAGTTCCTTGACTCTTACTGCTATCATACCTGGAGTGATTGGCAACAGCATCACTGTTCAAGACTTCTCTACGATAACCGGACCTAATCTTTATTATTATTACTTCCCTGTCAGAACGCTCACACATCTGACAGGTGGTGATGATGGCACTGGAAGTGGTACGGTACTTTCCACCGTGCTTCCGAACAAAGCGTCCATCGCCTCCGTAGGCGGCACACTCTATATCGGTAATATCGGACCTGCGATTATCAAATACGGTGGTCCAGGAGCTTTTGCTACCTCGACAACCCTGCAAGGTGTTCGGGTGCTTAGGAAGTTTGCCGGCTCACTTATTGGTCTTGGTCTTATTCCAGCGCCGGGAACTGTTGTAGCTTCTACAGATATGATGTTTGTCTGGAGTGCTACGGATGATTTAGATACTTGGGCGCCGCTTGGACTTGATGGAAATGTCACAGGAGCTGACTTCGCTCAACTTGCAGATATTGGAGACTATCTCACTGGGCTTATTGTAACCAATGCTACAGCTTTTATCATTCGGTCACAGGGTTTAAGCTACGCAACTGCTACAGGCAATGCAACGTCTCCATTTAACTTTGCTCACATTGGACTCGGTGACGAAGGAGAAGGTTCGCAGATTACAGCACTTCTTACTCAGTATGACCAGGCAGGCTTATATGTAGGTAATTCAGACATTTATCAAGTCTCAAATGGAATTGCAGTCGTGGGTACTAAAATCAAGAAGGCGCTTTTTGACGCCTTGGATGAGAATTCCTTTAGGCTCTTTGGTAACGCTGCTTGCGCTGTAATGATGACTTCTGAAACCGTACTCTTTTTACTCGCCGTTGGTAACGTAATCTACATCTATAATCCATTAAACACTACTTGGCAGACGATGACATTAACTGTTCCAGTGATTGATCTCTACTCTCTTGCTCTTGGAGTGTTTGCCTCCTCGAATACTACAGCAAGTTCCAACTTGTTTAATCAGTGTTCACCGATTGTGGCGGTAGAATTATCTCCTCAAGTATATCAATTTTATGAGCTGTCTGAGGGAGTTCCTAATATCTTATCTCTTTCGGAACCTCCTACTGTGAGTTTTCCAGTTGAAGAGCTTTCTTTTGGCAGAGATATAACGATAGATGCGATGTACAGAGCTATTTCTGCTGCTGTGTCTGAAGATATTTCTATCGTCTATAGTTTGAATGGTGCATTGTTTACTACTGAGACTTTAACTTCGGCAAAGTATAATTCTGTATCTGTGCCACCGATCGAAGGTCAAGTATTTTCTTCCTCAAGCACTACTGCTGGAGCTACAACAGTACATTCTCCGCAGCTTCAGATTTCCATTACGCCGCTGTTAAGTACGGGTACAGCGTTAGTACGGCTCACAAAGCAAGCTATTTTTGGTTCATTTGATCCAAAACAGAGGCCGGTATAATGTTACCAAAAGACCCTAATACGTTCGCACACACATTGCCAGAGCAGCACAGGCAAGTGTTACAGTCTGTACATCAAGTTCTCACTGGTAATGTTGACATGGGAACTCCAACTTCAAAGGATTCGACAGGACAGTTCAATGAGTTTCAAAAAGGAAATGGTTCTGGTGTGCTTATTCGAGTTGGCGCTACTGGTAGTGCTGGCAATGCTTATACATGGCCCAGCTCTGGTAATCTGGTTATCAACCACGGACTGCTGCGGCAACCGATAGGTTGTCATATTGTAAGTTCTGACAAGCAACTTACGCACTGTCAACCTGTAGCACCGGATGAAAATAGCATTACACTTTTACCATCTGACCCAACAGCAAATGCTACGTTGTATGTGTTCTAGGAGTCTATATGAGTTTTCTTGCTGGTGATTGTGTCGCGGGAATTACTGGACTTCTGATGAATCGGTCCGTTGCCACTACTGTGATGATGGAGGCTATCAGAAAGTCAGTGCTGGAGCTGACAACGGATTATAAACATCCTCTGTTGGAAGATACTGGTCCGATTGTGAGTTTAGTAGCGTATCAGAATAACTATGCAGCAAGTTTCTTTCTGCAGACAGTGGAAGCACCGTTAGACGTGAGCAAGGTTAATTCGTTTTACTTGTTTAACAATCCTTACACAGTACCCTCGCTCTCGAATCTTGCGACCAATTCTGGCTATGATTTGAAGTTTCGTAGTCCTGATTCGATTGAAGTTTTGTTGAACATTCCTGGATTGCCGATGTATTGGACTAGGAACAACAACAAAATTTATCTCGCTTCAATGCCGGACAACGCATACAACTGTTATATGCGTTATCAAACACAGCATCCACTTTCGCAAACTGTGATTGCACCTACTGATGCCGTCGCAGCGGCAGCGTTCGCAGAGCAGCAGATTATGATGGCTGATGAGTGGCAGGAAATCTTAGAATATG